TTAAATATCACTCTCCCCCGAAGCGCGGAGCAGCTTCCAGATCTCCTCCGCCTCGTCGCTCCGGATGGCGCCGGAGGCGAGCTGCGCGGCGATATACTCCACGGCGGCGTCCGCGCCGCGCTCGGCTTTGAGGAGAAGCGACTCGGAAAGCGTGTCGGCGAGGCTTGAGCCGGAGCCGGAGTTTCCGGCATTTCCGGCGTTCCGCGCGCGGCGCAGCGACGCAAGAGCGCCGTTCCGCCCCATCCAGATCTCCGCGAGATAGTCCGCCTGCTCCTGCGTGAGCCCCATGCCGACATAGCCGGAGTAATCGCCCGCCGCGGCGAGCAGCGCGGCAGTCTTGGCGGCGTCCTCGCGCCGGTGCTTTTCCGCCTCCTGCCAGAGCTTGGCAAGACTCTCGCCGTGCGTCCTTTTCGCCTCGGCGTCAGCGCGGCTCTGCTCGGCTCTCGCCGCGGCGAGCCGGGCGTCGCGCGCAGAATATGTCTTCGCTTCCTCGGCAAGACGCGCTCTCTCGTTTTCGGCGAGCTCCTCGCCGTAGGAATTGGCAAGGCGCACCTGCGAGGATTCCGTCAGGCCGCCGGTGATGCCATGTGCAGCGAGACGCTGCGGCAGCGTGCGCTTGCTCTCCATATACTCGCGGTAAAGCTGACGGTCGGTGCTCTTATATCCGCCGCGGATGCGCTCGAGCGCGTCCTGCGCGTCCCGCTCGGCCGTTTCTGCGGCGGCATCGGCAGCGGTTTTATTTTCGGCAAGCGCATCGGCGTACCGGTCGCCATAATAGCCCTGCATGGTTTCGCTGTACGTCGGGCGGCGTTCGGGCGGCGTTCCGGCCGCTCCCGTGTCCTTTCCGCCGATCTCCCCGCTTTCCGCCGGGGCACTGCTCCAGCCCGTACCCGTCAGGTTTTTCTTCTTTCTGCGCCATTCCTCCGCGCTCTTGCCGGGCGGGGTCTTTGTTCCAAAATTCTCAAGTCGTACTGCCTTCATTTTTTCTTCTCCTTATCGTATTTGATGCATTTCGGATTGCGGCACACCCATTGCGCCGCCGTTTTGCGCAGCATTTCAATGCCGCAGCACGGACATTTCATACCGGCTCGCCTCCTTCAGCGCCGCCCTCTTCGCGGGAGACGTATGCGGCATAGCCGTCGACGGTGGGAGTCGTCTCCCCCGTCGGCACGAACCTCCGCTCCCACTCCCCGACGATCTCCTGCCGGTCGGGAATGTCGAGAATTTCGAGCTCGGCGGCGAAGATGCGCCAGTTTTCCGCCGTGACGTTCGCCCGTGTCAGACTGTCGAGCGCCTGCAGCGTCGTCTGCCGGTCACGCCGCGCGCCGTCGGCGGCCTGCACCGTGATGTCCACCCGCGGGAAAAATTCCCGGGACGGGCGCACCACCTCGCCGGTGAGAGAGCGGACTTCCGGCAGCGTGCGGGCAAAGTCGGCGCTGTTGTAGATCATGCGCTGTCCCGGCGCTCTCATCCCCTCCGGCGCGCCGAGATACAGCATCCGGTCGTCGTCGAAAAATTCCAGGCAGAGCCAGTCCAGCAGCTCATAGAGCCGTTCAAACCCGGCGTTTCGGTCGGCGCGCTTGATGTCCGCCTGCTCGCGCCCGTCGGCGCGGAGCATCGAGAGGCCCGAGGCGGTCGTGACGCGCGCCGTCTCCTTGCCGGTGCCGGTGTCGTAGCTGCGGCTGGCGCGCTCGATTTGCTCCTTGAACCAGGTGATATCCATCGCCGCCTTGCCGACGCTCTGCAGTCCGCCGAGGCGCTGCACGCCGCCCATGCGTCCCTGCTTGAGATGCACGATAGCGCCCGGCTCGTTCGTAAGCTCCTCGCCGTCGGCCAGCGCGCCGTCCTCCACGAGCAGAATGTCGTTGGAGAGAAAGCTGTCGTTCAAAAGCGCCGAAGCGAGCTTGCGGTCCGCGGCGTCTACAAGATCAAGCACCGCGGAGAGCTCGCTCTTGTTCCAGAAGCGGTTCTCGTCCTGAATGCGCCAGTAGTGCACGAACGGGAAGAGCGTGTTCTGCGCGCCCGTGCGCCGCCAGTAGTTCGGGATATACCGCAGCTCATGTCCGCCCGCCTGCACGGAGCATGCCACCGCCCCGGCGGGAATCGTCTCGCCGTCCACGCTCGTTTCGACCGGCTGGCGGAACCAGTGCTCGAGCACCTGTACGGTGTCGTCCGTGTCGCTCAGCGCGCTCGTCATGTCGAAGATCTCGCCGCGGGGCACATAATCCTCTCCGAGCGCTTCCTCCGCCGTGATGCCGAGCTCCTCGAGATCGGCGCGGAATACCTGCGCGAAGCGCACCTTGTGAATGCGGTAAACATAGTCGAGATACTGTCCGTCCTGCACGCTGCCGCCGCGCACCGCGGGGTCGGGAAACACCGCCTCCACGGGGATATCGCTCACGCGGATATCGCCCTGCGCCTCGCCGCAGCGCATGTCCTCGTCCCAGTACGCCTTCCAGAAGGCGTCGCCGAGCTTCAGAAGGCGGCGCTCGTTGCGCGTGTTCATGTCGGAAAGGCGGTTGTTCTCGATGATGTACCGCACGGCAAATTCGCGCCGCTTGGCCATGGCACTGTCAAGATCGTCGTCGCGCCCGCGAAATTCCGGCTGCGGCACGGTCGGTTCGATCTGGCTCTCGACGAGGATATACGGATCGGGAATGCTCGCCGGGAGCCACGGGATGTCGTTCTCACGGCAGAACTCGGTGAGATCGCGCGTCACATCGTGGATGCCGTTGTAGTAATCGTTGTACTTTTCCCACTCGATCTCCACGGCGGTGCGGGCGTTTTTGGCGCGCCGGAAGAGCGCGTACGCCGTCCGCTCGCGCGCCGCGCGGTCGGAATAATCGTAGCCGGAAATGACCTCCGGCTGCGGCTGTTTCTTTCGTAATTTCATCTCACACCCCCAGCATCCGGTTCACTTCGCCCTGCACGAGATCGTAAAACCACGCGCCGAGCTTCTGCTTTCGCTCCTCGCCGTTGCCCCACTTTCCGTCGAGCACCTCCTGCGCCATTGCCGGGACGCTTACGCATTCCCCGTCCTTTTCGTAGGGGCGGGGCTCTGCTCCGCCCGCCGCGCCATCGTCAAAATACGAAAGCGGCACATACAAAATATCCAGATCCAGCGGACTGCCACGGTACTGCTGCATGACGCACTGTCCGGAAAGGTCGGGATAATGCACGCCGTCGTTCGCGCCCCACGCGGCGATCCAGCGGTCGTACCCCGTCTCGCCGATGTGCGTATCAAACCAGCTCAAGCTGGCGTACACGCCGGTTCTGTTCCCCGCGTCTTCCATAGCCGCGCAGAACGCTTTGCACATCGCGTTGATGGTCTCCTTCTCCGGGAAGCCGTTCTTTGCCTTGTACCCGTCGGCGTCCTCCATATCGAACCACACGCCGAGACAGGGCTTCCGTCCGGCAAGAAACTTGAGACAAGCCTCCGCCTCCTGCCGTGCCTGCGCCTCGTTGAGCGCGTAGGAATACCAGTAAAGCCCCCACGGAATGCCGAGCTTCTCGCACTTTGCGATGTTCCGCTCCGCCCACGGGTCCGCGCTCGTCCAGAACCCGCCGCGGATGATGACGAAGCCGTCTTTATAGGGCGTCAGGTCCATGTCGCCCTGCCACTGGGAAATGTCGATACCGTTCATTTCCATATACCTCCTGCTTTGAATTTTGCCAGCGCATTTTTCCATGCGCCGCCCTTGCAGTAGAGCATCGCCTGCTTCCACATCCCGCCGGTCTTGAAATACAGCACATCGCCGACCGGCTCCGGTACGGCAAGAGTGACCGGGCTGTTTGCCGTAGTCGGTCTGTGCCCGCTGGTCATTCCGGCAGTCACCGTCGCGCCGGTATACGTTGACGGAAGCGTGTAGTAATAAGTAGCGGCAAGATAATAGCCGCTGCCGTAATTGTACGCTTCGCTCGGGCCGAACTCGTTTTCCGTGCCGTTGCTGCCCCAGGGGATGTACGCCGCTTTGTTTGCCGCTCCCCATCCCATGATTGCGTTGGAGTACATCTTTATCCGCACACAGATAGAGTTATCGGAAAGCCGCGTAACAGCGCATTTGGAATAGTAGGCATAGCCGTACTTCCCCTGGTTGTACATGCTAACAATCTCGCCGGATACTTCCTCGCTCCATCCCGCCACATTCGTTGGCTCTGCCGTGCTGAACGTTCCCATTCCGTTCACCTCACTCCGAATACATGAGATAAATATCCCCGTCGCTGCCAAGCTCGGCGCCCGGCTCCGTCGTTCCGGCGTAAACGTGCCGCACCTGATCGGCTACAAGCCCGAACTTCGTATACGGGATATCGTTCGCGAGCTTCTCGGCAGTCACGGCGTTCGGCGCGAGCAGCGCCGTGATGATAGCACCCGCGGCGATCTTCTCCGCCGTCACCGCGCCCGGCGCGATCTTCTGCGCCGTCACCGCGTTCTGCGCGATGTGCGTTGCGAGCACCGAGAGCGCCGCGAGTTTTTCCGATGTCACCACCGCCGCGCCGAGCTGCGCCGTGCCGACGCTTCCCGCGCCGAGCTTCGTGCCGTCCAGCACCGGGAGGCGCGCCGCGTCCAGAACGCCGGAATTTATATCTCCCGCGCCGTGCGTATGGCTCGCCGCCGCGCCGCCGAGAGCGACGGCCGTCACCTCCGCGGCGAGCTTTGTCAGTGTGATGCTCCCGTCCGTAACGCTGCCCTGCGTCACGTCCTGCATCGCCTGTACGATCTGCTCAAGCGCCGTCTGGACATTGCCCGCCGAAAAGCCGGGGATCGTCGTGATGCCGAGCTGCGCCGCGGCAGTCGTGCCGGTCAGCTCGTCGAGCAGGGCGTTGAATTTTTCCCGCACCACCGCCGTCACGAGCGCGTCGAATACCTTCTTGTTCTGCGCCGCCGTGCCGGTCAGCTTGTCTGGCCGGCTCTGCACGCCGTTCGCGGCGATGGCGGCTTCCGTGATCTTCTGTTCCTGTATGCTCATGTCTTCACCTCTTCGCGTAATTGCCCGTCACATAATGCTTTGTGATCTGGAATATGCCGAAGCCCTCGTTCGGCTCCCGGTTCCGGACGATGATCTGCAATCTCTTGTAATTCTTCACCTTGCGGTTGAGAAAGATCTCCTGTGGGCTCTCGTCCGTGTTGAACGTGATGCGCTCAAAGTCGATGTCGGAAAAGTCCAGAATGTCCATCGGCTTTCCGGCAACCTTCTTTTCGTGCCCGCCGGTACGGTCGGCGCGGATGTACACCTCGGCGCTCGAGCGCGCATACGGCTTGATCGTCACGCAGCAGCCGCGCTTTAAAAGCGTCTTGAGCACCGCGGGCGTGCCGTCGTCGTCGTACTTCGTCGCCCACACCGCGGAAATGGCCGCGCCGTCGTCGCTGTAGCGGCTCATGTCCTCGATGTCCGTGTTTAGCTTGCAGATCCGCCCGTCCGCCGTGCCGAAGTACAGCGCCTCGTCCGTACCGGAGCGCTGCACATACCAGCACAGCGCCGGAACGTCCTCCCAGTAAAACCCCTCGTACACGAAATCGCCGAGCGCCGAGCTGCGGAACGTCTTGGTCTGGCGGCCGTTGAGGATATATACATGCCCCTCCGGCATCGCGAGCAGGTACATACCCTGCCACACCGCCGCCTCCGCCTCCGGCAGAGACGGCTCATTCGTGAGCTGCGCGTTGAGATACAGACTTCGGTTCTGAATGATCTTCTCCCCGGTCAGACTGCTGCTCGTGATCGCCGCTACGCCGGCGCGCGAGAGAAAGAGCGGATCGTCGAAGAACGAAGCGAAGCTCCCCGGCGCGACGGCCCCCACGCCCGCGATCGTCTGCTGCAGCGTGAACACGGCCTCCCCGTCCTCGGAGAGCGCGGCGGAGCGGAGGAACACGGTGCTGTCGCTCCCGTCGTCCGCCTTGACGATGCCGAGCGAGCTTCCGATGCGGCAGTAGCCGCAAATCGGCGTGGCCTCGCTGCCGACGGCGGCATAGCCGAGATCGGGCATATACGTCGGATCGTACAGCCCGCTCGTCCAGTCGAGATTCGGGCAGTCCGGATTGCCGGAGAGCACCACGCGGTCGTTCGAGCCGACACCGTAGGTCGTGATGATCGTGCACTTGTCAATGCGGTCAGCATAGCCCTCCACCGTGTGCGGAAACTGCACGACGAGCCCGTCGGACGCGCCCGCGTCCGGCGCGGCGGGGGCCGAGGGAAACGTGATCGTGCCCGCCGCGCGGTCGAGTGTGAAGTCCGTGACCTCCTCGCCCCAGACCCACACGCGCACCGCACCGGATGCGTCGATCTCTCCGTCGAGCGTGAATTTCACGCTCTTTCCGTCGGTCTGAAATGCGTTCTTCCGGTACGGCGTGAGCAGGTTGACCGCCTCATAGGAAACCCCGCCGCCGGAGGGGCTGCGCGTGATCGTCGTCGTGGGGACATACGCCCCCGAAGCGGATACGCGCTTTGCCTCCGTCCCATCATAAGAGTAAAACCCGCCGCCGGTGACGATCCAGAGCTTTCCGGCGAGAAAAACCGCCCGGCTCTTGCGGCGGGGCAGACCGGAGAGAAGCACCGCGGGCGTTCCGTCGTCCGCCCAGGCATAGAGCTTCGTTCCGGCGTGGGCAAGGCGCTTCACCGTACCGCCGAACTCCGCGCCGAAGAGCCCGTACACGGTGTCTCCCAGGCTCTGTACCGTCCGGTAGCCGAGCCGTTTCTGCGGCATACCGCCGCCGTCCGCCACGATGTTCGTGCAAAGCGGGCTGCGGCAGCTCTCCACAAGCGACGGGTCGGTCGAAAAATCCGCGCCGCGAAAGGCGGCGTACCGTGTGCGGGTGATCCCCGCGCCGCGTTTCTTCCCCATGGTCTCACCTCCGGAAAAGGCTCTGCGCGACACGCCGGTTCCCGCCCGGAAGCGCGGCGGCAAGCTGCGCCGCCGCGCGGTCGTACATCTGCAGCATCGCGCCGTAGTCCAGCACGAGATCCGGCAGCAGCTGCTGCGCCGCCACATAATACGGCATGCACTCGCACGCCTCCGCGTCGATATCGAACTCGCAGCTGTCGGGCGCGTCCTGCGGGATCGTATTCGGCACGGCGAAATACTCCACAACGATCTCCGCGGCGTACCCCTCCGGCACAAGGAGCTTTCCGGCGCGCCAGCGGAGCGCTCTTGTGATGCGTCCGTCTGCCCAGACGCGGTACAGCGCCGAAAAGTCCGGCGGCATTTCGTACGCGGTCTTGCCCATGGCAAGCGGCAGCGCGTATTCGCGCACAATGCGCCGGATCTGCGCAAGCGTTTTCTGCGCGGTGTCGAAAAAGGCGGTCATTTTCTTTTCGATGTCCTCGTCGTGCTCGATCTCTCCGCCCGCGCTGTGCTCGTCGAGGAGCATGTATACCTTGTTTTTCGCTTCTCCCAGCGTCATGGCGCGCCGCCCCTCTCTCAAAGCTCGTCGAGCAGCAGCACGCGCACGTCCGTCCCAGCGGCGGAAGCGACGAGCGAGAGATCGAGCGCCGTGAACGGTACCGGGGTGCGCTCGCCGGGCGCGAGACGCCAGCCGTTATCGGCGGTGACGTTCTCGCCGTCGGCGCGGCGCTCCTTCATGTACACGCTGGCGGATTCGCTGTTGTTCTGCACCATGCAGGCAAGTCCGCTCACGCGGACGATCTGCGCGCTCGTGCCGAGGGTGAGCACACAGACGGAATCGATCTTTTTCATGGTTTCTCCTTTCAGTTATAGAGAATGCGCAGCACGGCGGCGAGCACCGCCGCGCCGATGCCGGAGAGGATGCCGATGAGCCAGTTGAGCTTGGTGTTGATCGTCGCCATCGAAACATCCCCGGCGGCAAGGCGCTTCACCGTGTCGTCCTGAAAGCGGGTGAAGCGCTTCTGCAGCTCCGTAAGCTCATGGCAGGGCTGATTCTGACAGTTAGGCTCCATAGAGCGTCACTCCCCTCCGAGCCGCGGGCGGACAATGCCGTTGTATACGGCGCTGAATCCCGCGGCCGCGGCGCCGACGGCAAGCGAGAGCAGGAGCTGCTTTCCCGTGCTCCAATCGGTCAGTGCCTCCTGCAGCACCGCGGCGTCCGCCAGCAGGTACGCGAGAGCCGCCTGCCAGAACGTCTTTCCGGCGCGGATCAGAATGTCTTTCGTTTTTTCGTTCATGTTGTTCTCCTTTCTTTTTTCACAATGGGCGGAGCAGAGCCCCGCCCCTACAAAGGCTCCCTTGTGTAAAGGGAGCTGGCAACCAACAGGCTGACTGAGGGATTGTCTTTCTCCGCGTAAGAAAACCCCTCCGTCAGAGCCTTTGGGTTTTGCCGCCTCCCCTATCAGAGGAGTCAAGCAGGTATGCGGAATACTATCCTGGCTCCCCCCAACAGGGGCAGACTCTCCCCAGCGG